AATTCGTATTACCGACTGGAAGTCAACCATTGAAGACCTTGGTTTTACTCGCCACGTTTCAACAGAAAATGTAATGAAGCGTCTTAAAGAAATGGGTCATGATGTTGCGGTTGTTGTTGGAAAAGACGGCAAAGAAACTTTTATGGTTCTTGATGATTCTGCTTTTACAAAACGTATTGGCGCTGCTACTTTACGTCCGGGTGTTAAAACGGGTTTACGATCTGCTGTTAAATCTGTGGCCGCTGAAATATCGTTTGCAGGGGGCGAAGTAACAGAACAAACATTTACTGATATTGCTGCTGCAATTATTAAAGTTGATGCTGAAAGACTTACCCCAAGTGCATTTAATAAACGTTTGTGGGAAGAAATTACAAATGTAGTTCCTCCAGAAGTGTCTGCTAAATTTCGTACTGCTGATCGTGCTAAGATTGGTGGTATTGACCGCACTGTGCTAGATATCGCTCAAAAGGAAGATCTAATTACTTCAGTGCTTAACAATTGGCGCTTTGGACGGCATTTAGAAGATGGTGCCCCTAAATCTTTAATATTCACAGTGCTTGAAGATATTCGAACACGTGGTGGTAAAGTAGATCGTAAAACTGTAAGTGAAGTTATTGATGAATTGCGGATGATCCATCAGAATCCACCACGTCGAGTCAACAGTCGTGGCGCTAAAGTCCTAGACTTTGATGCAAGACGTCAGGCTGTAATTGATGTAATCAATAAGCGAGTAACTGCTAAAGATGGTATTCACATTAGTAATCAAATGTTGGCTATGCTGTCTAAGTTGCCTGTGTCTACCGTTGCTCCTGCCGCCGTTGCTACTGGCCTTGGAAGCGACACCCCACGTATTCAACGCTACTATGAACGAATTCCCTTGATTGGTAAATACCTGAATCAAGCCGCAGTTGGTCTTGGTTCGGAGAATGGTGGAATTCGGTTGTTGAGTTGGACTGCCTTTGACGCTCGCCGTGTCTTTGATACAGCACAACCTCAAACCATTATGGAAGCAGGAACACTGGCTCTGCACAACGTGACTTTCAGATTCCTAAGAGGATACCGAAACGGTTTTACGCAGTTTGCTATGGGAGATTCTAAGGAACTTCCAACTATTATTGATTCTATAAAATCATCCTTTGGTAAAAATAATCGTGAACTACGACGAGTATTTAATTCCCGTGTTGCGGCTCAATTACGTGGTGGACTTTATGATGATGCCAATGCGGCTGTAAATCAAACCGCTAAGGGTATGCGCAAGATGTTTGATGCAGCCCATGAAGCGGCTCATGCAGTTGGTCTTCCGGGCTTTGCTAAAGCATTGGACAACTACATGCCACGTATGTACCGATGGGATCGCATTCGACGCTTGTCTACCACACCTGAAGGTAAAGCAGATCTTATTAAACTTGCAGCACAGGCTTTAGGTAAGAACCAACGTCAAGTTGTTGTAGACGGTGTGGAACAAGTTATAAAAGGTGATACAAACGAAGCAGCAACTGTGTTGGCCAATCGATGGATTGATATTGCAACACGTACTGAGAATTCTCCTATGTTGGCGCAGGATCAAGTCCTTGCAGACGCTATGTTGAAGTTAAACGCTCCACTTAAAGAAACAACTGGAAGCCCAACTCCCTATGGACGTGCTCGACTTATTCTTGATGAGGGCGCTACCGTACCAACAACAGTGGATCATTTAGGTTCAGGTAAACTTGGACTATCGTTGGCAGACATTACGAATGACGATCTTCCTGCTGTCTTTCGTAAATACCAAACGTCAGTACAAGGTGCTATTAATGAGAAGCGCTTGATTGATGCCTTCAATGCAAACTTAATTAAACACAATGTTCTCGGGCCGGTGGAACGGGTTGCAGGAAAGGTTGGCAAGGAAGTTCAACAAGTTGTTCAAGTTAAGACCATTGAGGATGCAATCAAAGTCTCACAGGAACTTGGAGGCATTGTTACAGAAGATGAATTAAAGGCTCTTCGAGAAGTTGTCTCAGCCATTAAGTATGAACCAATTCACAACGGGGCTGCAACTACAGCAGACAAGATCCTTGGGTTCTTAATGCCTATGGGCTACCTTACAACTGGTGGACAGTTTGGTTTAGCCGCTATGGGTGAAATGGGGCGTATTGTTGGTACTCTTGGATTAACCAACACTCTTAAACAAATGCCTATTCTGTCTGAAATGATTTCCAATTATCGTAACCTAGATCGAGAAACAAAGAACTTTGCGTCATTCATTGACTCTTGGTTCTCTCCTGCGACTGATCGGTTGCGTAGATCCTTTACTCAGATCTCTGTTAACCCAGATCAATATGCCGGTGTAGCCAAACGTTCACTGGATGCAGCAGCAAACGCTATGTCAGACATCTCGTTGCTTGCTCCTATTACCAGTTTCACTCAACAGTTGACCGCAGCGGCTACCCTTCAGCATCTTTACGAAGTCAGTCGTGGTTTCTCTAGACGTATGGATTCTGCAACAATGAAGGCGCTTGGTCTAGATATGGCTCAATACGAAACCGTAATTCAGTTTGTAGGAGCCAACGCTAAGACAAAGTCTGGTTTCTTTGGAGACCGTGTTGTAGATCTTTTAAACACAGACTCTATCCACATGGATCTTCTTGGAACTATGGTAGATCGCATGGTTCGCAAGCGAATTCAAGATATGCCAACCCGTGGTGATTTTGCTAAGGGAATGTTCTCTACATGGGGCAAGATCTTTACGCAGTTCCGCAGTTTTAACCTAAAGGGCATGGACAACTTCTTAATTCAGAACTCTACCCGAATTGCACAGGGTGGTGGAGCAAAGGTTGCTCAAGAGATTAGCGCAACGCTTATGCTTAGTGGTCTAATCCAGTATGGCAGAAGTTACTCAGAATGGTCTATAGCAAACGATGGTTATGATCAAAAGAAAACTGATAAACTTGCTGAGAAACTGACCACACTTGGTATTGTTAGAGGTGCTCTTACCGGCCCGTCAGAATTCTTCCTTCCCTTCTTTGCGGCAGACGCTGCTTGGACTACTTTTGTAGACAAAGATCCTTTGTTTGCGCAATACCGCTACAGCGGCTTGGGTGTTCTTGAGGCTCCAACCTATGCGATGGGCAAAAAGGCTTTTGGAGTGGCTCAAGATATCTATGGAGCAACCATTGGCAAAACTTTTGGTCTAGACCTAAAGCAAGAAATCACGCAAGGCACCATGCACAAATTACGTACTTTAATTCCGGGACAGAATATTCCTTTTCTAAAGGATGTATTAAGTATCTCGGAACAACAAATCACTGAAATTTATGACCTCCCTAAAAACCAACCAAGACAGACCTCGGAGTGATTCTAAGGAACTAAACCTATGCAAAACAGTTATCAACTATTTACCGGAACAGGCTCACAAGTCTCCTTCACCTTTTCATCCATTGACGGCTGGGTGTCCAGCGGCTTCTTGAAGGTTTACGTCAATGACGTACTTCAGACAACCGGCTATACCCTGCAAGATCTAACAACGGCAAGCCCAAGAGTTGTGTTTGGTACTGCTCCAGTGGTTGATGCGGTGATTCGTGTTGCCAGAGAAACCCCACAAACCCTTAGCACTTTTAAGTCTAACATTGTTGACTTTGTTGATGGTTCCGTGCTGAAAGCGGCTGACTTGGATTCGGCTGTAGCGGGACTGTTGCATATAGCACAGGAAACCACTGATGTGGGCGCTGTGGCTTTAGGTAAGAACACCGCCCAAACTGCGTGGACGGCCGAAGGTCAAATCCTCAAGAACCTAGTGGATGGCGTCGAGTTGCAGGATGCAGTCACCGTGGCTCAACTTCAACAGGCTAGTTTGTATGGCGGTGGAGTCATTGTATCGCCTCAAGCGTGGTCTTTTACAGGCACCGGCAGTCAAGTAACCTTTACTTTAAGTCCTCTTGCTGCTCAAACAGACCCAAATATGTTTGTTGTTGCTGTGGGCACGGCTGTTCTTGCTCCTTCAGCCTACACAATTTCAGAGCAGTATTTAACGTTTAACACCGCTCCCGGATCAGGTGCTACTATTACTGCTCGTAACTTTGGTGTGACCCGTACCATTTTAAACTCAGTTACTGCGGTGCAAATTGGAACAGGCGCTGTAACAAATGTTAAACTAGCAACCGATAGTGTATCCACCATCAAGATTCAAGATGGCGCAGTTACTACTGCAAAGATGCCTGATGGTGCAGTTACGCTTGCTAAAATGCAAACCGTTGGTACAGACACTTTGCTTGGACGTGCCACAGCGGCTACTGGTGCCGTAGAGCAAATTCCTTGTACAGCCTTTGGTCGCACAATGTTGGCTAATGTTGGTGCCGCTGAACAACGGGCTACCCTTGGCCTTGGTGACTTGGCTATTAAAAATGTTAACACGCTTGAAGATCTTCCATTGATTGCCGGTAACACAGTGTTAGGCAATGCTGCTGCAACTTTGGGTGGTGTGGGAGCCTTTAGTTGTACTTCGGTTGGACGAGGAATTCTTTCGCAAGAAACCACCACAGATGTAAAGACCTATTTAGGTATTACTACTGCGGGTAGCGGAGCCAGTGCAACTATTGTTTCTCTAAGTGCGCCTACGTGGAACAACACAGACATGATCTTGTCTTTTGTTAAAACCACTGCTACATACGTTAGTGGTATTTTAACCGCAGTAACTACAGGCACTGAAACAGTAACATTGACCTCAGTAAAGACCTTGAAGGATTGGTATGACACTGGTTCATCAACGACTAGAACTGAAAGCGCAAACGTTAAGTTTAATGCTTTAGGAACCAAGTTAGTACAAGAAGTAAATCAGTGGGTCTTGAGTCACGGTTTAATTACTGCCGTAAATTCAACCACTGAGCGAGATGTTTCTACCCTATCGGATTGCACATAATGCCTTTATATAAACATACAGACGGAAACCTAATAAAGGTGGCTGGAGGTCTAGCAACATCTAGTAATTGTTGTTGCGGCGATGTGGGATACTGTTGTATTAATGGAGATTGCGTTGACCTAGATGCAAGCATCGGTTTAACGTGTGCTGCTTGTAATGAGGCGCCCGGAGGAGTGTGTCACCGCAGTACTACAGTTACTTGTGCCACACAAAGTGATTGCGAATGTTCTCCCGGATCTGGCGCAGCGGGAACTGGTGGAAGTTATTGTACAGGCTCTGGAATGGGTGGTACATTAGTCTAATGAAAATATATCACTCATATTGGTCTAAGGGTTATGTTGGCTCGCCCCCGGCTTATGTTGTTGATCTTCATAACCTCTCTGCTTACTTAGCAAAGAAACAGTATGGAGAGATCCATTTAATCACTGATACGGAGGGCAAGAAGCATTTAAGTGGCATTGAGTACGCTTCTATTTCCACAACCTTGGATACGCTTCCTGCGGAATATGGCACTGTGTGGTCTTTGGGTAAACTACTGGCGTACAATCAAATTGCAGCCCTTAGTGAGCCTTTCATGCATATTGATTACGATGTGCTGCTATGGAAGAAATTGCCTGAAACGTTCACAGCAAGCCCTGTGTTTGCCGAACGCTTAGAAGCAAATGTAGACTGGCGTTATAACGTCATGAACTTTTATAAGCGATGTCCAAACCATCATGATTTAAAGACCCTTGTTAAAGATGGTGCTTTGAATGCCGGGGTGTTTGGGGGCACAAATTTAGATTTAATCTATAGAGCCACTCTTAGGGCTATGGCTTTTGTTCTTGATCCGTCTAACAAAGAGTTTATGGTTTCGACGGATATGAAAATAAATGTTCCGCATTGGAGTCGGGCAACGATTGCTGAACAGTTGTACATTTATCAATACTGTTTGATGAACAATCAAGATATAACTTTTCTTTTAAAGACTAAAGACCACGCAAGCCAACAAATAGAGTGCACAGATTTAGGCTATACCCATCTGTGGGGTATAAAACATTTGCCTGATATGAAGCACCGGATTTACAAGAGGATGGAAGAGTTTAAACTGCAAACTAAAGAAGACTATATGCCCAGTATTTCGTGGGCTGTTGGTGGAGCAGTAAAGGCTCTTAAATCTTTGGCGTACAAACCGACAGAACAATCAGAGCAGCGATTAGCAATATGTCACTCATGTCCTGAATGGAATGGCAAGTCGTGCAAGGTGTGCGGCTGTTATGTAAAACTAAAGGTACGAGTACCAGAAGAGAAGTGCCCACATGGAAAATGGTAAGACAGCATGATACACGACGAGTCCATACATTTCGCACTAGGTCGGCTTGAAGGAAAAGTGGATACTTTAATCCAACTTCAACGACTGCATGAAGACCAATTAAAGAACCACGAAGAACGTCTTCGGGAACTTGAGCACTCACGAAGTTTTACTTTGGGTATGGCCGCAGCGATTGGCGCCGGTGTATCTATTGCTTCAAACTTTGTTATTAAGGCTTTTACACAATGAACAAAAAGATCTTGGAAAACATTCACGATGCCCTTGCTAGTGAACTGCTGAGAAAGATCTCTGATGGCACTGCAACTGCAACAGAACTTAATGTTGCCCGTCAGTTCCTCAAGGATAACGGTGTAGACTGTGCTGTGGACAATAGCAAGCCAATGCTTAACCTAGCCAAGATCATGCCGTTCGATGAGGAAGAAGAAGCCGCTTGAATGAACTTGAACGCAAACTGAAGGACTTCAGGAACTTTGTGTTCCTTGCTTGGGATCATTTAGGGCTGCCTGAGCCTACCCCCATTCAACTTGATATCTCGACCTATCTTCACAAAGGCCCGAGACGCCGAGTCATCCAAGCGTTCCGAGGAGTTGGCAAGAGTTGGCTAACGAGCGCCTATGTGGTGTTCCGCTTGATGCACGATCCAAGACTTAACGTACTGGTTGTGTCGGCTAGTAAACAACGGGCTGATGACTTCAGTACATTTACGCTAAGGTTGATCAACGAGATTCCTGTGTGCCAGCATTTGAAACCTAGGGATGAGCAACGGAACTCAAAGATCGCCTTTGATGTCGGCCCGGCTCCTCCCTCTCAGGCTCCTAGTGTGGTCTCCAAGGGAATCACCAGTCAGATCACTGGTAGCCGGGCTGACTTGATCATTGCGGATGACGTGGAGAGTTTAAACAACAGCGCAACCTTTGTTATGCGTGAAAAACTGTTGGCATCCATAGCCGAGTTTGAGGCTGTGTTGAAGCCCGGAGGCGAGATCTTGTATCTTGGCACCCCCCAAACAGAGCAATCGATCTACCACGGTCTGCACGAAAAGGGCTATAGCACCCGTATTTGGCCAGCCCGATTCCCTGAAGAGCGCCTAAAGGTAGCCTTTGGAGAGAAACTGGCGATGACATTGCGTGATGGCGTTACTGGAGATCCCACAGACCCTAGGCGATTCAACCAGATTGACCTGATGGAACGTGAAGCATCCTATGGTAGGACAGGCTTTGCGCTCCAGTTCATGCTTGATTCTACCCTCAGCGATGCTGACAGGTACCCACTCAAGTTGTCTGATCTGACGGTCTTTGGTTTGAACCCTGAGAACGCACCTGAGAAGCCCATCTGGGCAGCCAATATTAGTAACATTGTTAAAGACATTCCCTGTGTTGGCTTCAATGGAGATCGTTACTACGGGCCGATGGACATCATTGGTAAATGGATTCCCTATGAAGGTGGCATCTTGGCTATCGATCCCAGTGGTCGAGGAGACAACGAAACAGCCTATGCTGTGGTTAAGATGCTGAATGGGTTCCTGTATGTGACTGCTGCCGGTGGACTGAAGGGTGGCTACAGCGCCGAGACCCTGACCAAACTAAGTAACATTGCCAAGAGACACGCAGTGAACAAGATCATTGTGGAGTCTAACTTTGGTGACGGTATGTTTACCGAGTTGATGAAACCTTATTTGATGGCTAACTACCCCTGCACCATTGAAGAGGTTCGACACAACATTCAGAAAGAGCGCCGGATTGTAGACACCCTAGAGCCTGTGATGAACCAGCATCGTCTGGTGTTTGACGTGGGCGTCATCAGGGATGACTACGAGAGCACCAAGCAGTACACCACTGAGAAGGCTTTGCAGTACAGCCTAATGTGGCAGATCTCTCGCATGACTCGAACTAAGGGTGCCCTAGCCTACGACGATAGAGTAGACGTCCTAAGTATGGCCGTGTCCTACTGGGTGGAGCAAATGGGTCAGGACGCTAACCGGAAGATGGCTAATAGGAATGAAGACCTGCTGCAAGATGAGTTAGATCGTTTTATGGATCATGTTGTTGGACGTACTCCTAGGGAGAGAGGAAATTCATGGATGACATAGAGGACTGGGAGGCTGAGTTTATGCGCTCTGCCTGTGTGGCCATTGTTCATTATGAACAGCATCTAAGGAGCGATGACCCAATAAACACGTCTAAAGGCCTAGCAAGGGCTATGAGGTCGCTTAAAGACCAACTGCCGGATGAGTTACTTATCTTGCTTAGAACAGAATTAGGAACTAAAAATGCCTCGAGACTATAAAAAAGAATACGCTAAGTATCACGGTACTAAGAAGTACAAAGAAGAAAGAGCCTCTAGAAATGGTGTTCGTCGTAAGATGGAAGCCTCAGGTAGAGTTCGCAAGCACGATGGAATGGATGTGGATCACCGAAATGGTAACCCACGGGACAATCGTATGTCCAATCTAAGAATCATTACAAAGTCAGCAAACAGGAGTAAACACTAATGGCAAAAATAACCACCGTCGTCACCCCCCCAACCGGTGGAGTTCCCGATGAACAGACTTCAATTCCAGTGGATAGTAGCAAAGGCGCTAAACTTCGTAAGAAGCGTCTTACAGATCTCAAGATTGCTCGAGGTTATGTTCCTAATCATGACCCTGCTGTTTTGGATGTCTTTGAAACTTTTCAACGACACAGTTTAGAAAGTGGATTACGGGCTAAAGGTATCAGCCTAAAGATTGCTAAGGGTGTGACTGCACAACTTATGAGCAATCAAGCCACCTCGATTATGGCCTCTCGTCCTACCGGAATGAAGAAGATTAAACGATAAGGAGTACATCATGGTCATCAATTGGTTCCCTTACAGTATCCCTGTGGTGGTAACTAAGATGGCTAAGGGTGACTTTGGAGAGTTCTTGTTCTTTCCTTCTCCAGTAATTATGATCTCTGAAGATATTAAATCGAACGTCCTATCTAGCACTTTATTGCATGAGATATTTGAAATGATCAATGCAGTGCATGACCTAGGTCTAACCGAGTCCAAGATCAGGACGCTGGAGGTCGCTCTTAGTCAGATCATGTGTCGTAACCCCGAGGTCACTCGGTTGGTCTTTCCAGAATCGTCTGAGAGCGACCCGGGTGACGAGGATACGTCTAGGTCGGTCTGATGTCAAACTATGGCTCTTAGGTCATCCTAGCGGCCTTTAAACAGGTGCTACCGTTCGTCTCAAGCAAGATGCCACCTTATCTCTGGCGATGGGGGTACTTAAAATCCCTCACGGTAGCCACTAGTTTAGACAAAAAAATCTGAA